CACCGTTAACTATCTTTTGAATGCCAAGCGAGATTTGCGTTCTTGGTTATTTGAGGGCAACATCAAGAGCCGTGCAAGGTATGCTGGCGAACTTCCTTGGAGGAAATGATGGATATTGTTGAAAAGTTGCGCGGTGGTGAAGTTGTTATGACTATTGACGGTTATGCTCAAATAAGCCGTTTGGGTGGAAGCGTATTAAATGAGGCTGCTGATGAGATTGAGAGGCTTAACAAGCGCATAGAAACTTTACAAGAAGTTGTGCGTAATCAGCATGAATATGGCGTTGAGCAATTGAAAGAAAATGATCGTTTGAGAGAATTGCTCCAAAATTGGATGGGGTGCTGTTTTGTTGATTTTGTCAAAGAAGATGTATCATTTGGTATGGGGGTTAAAAAGATTTGGGCAGAAACCAGAGCGTTTCTCAAACAACAGGATAACCCACAATGAACGCTGATGAAGCAGTCAAAAAGATGCGTGGCCCACGCAACATGCATATCATCTGCATTGATGTAACCAACAAGTGCGATCTGGCATGTTCAAACTGCACCCGATTGTTGGAGAATCAGGATGCGTTTTGGGACATGACACCGGAGAACTTCCGTGCGGCGCTCCGTAGCCTCAAAGGATATTGGGGTATCATCGCCATGATCGGTGGCAATCCATGTATGCACCCTAAGTTTAAAGAGCTTTGCCAGATCTTTGTTGAGGAAGTTCCCAACAAGATGCAGCGTGGCCTTTGGACAAACAACTTCTTCAAGCACAAAGACCTTGTTCTGGAGACTTTTGGCACGTTTAACCTCAACACACATGGGGCAGAACGAGCAGAAGGCCCGCTAAGAGAGCTTGCAGAGCTTGCTCAGGCTCAACAGTCAGTCGTTTGGTCGTATTTCGGCAACTCAAAACATGCCCCTCTTCTCACGGCGGTAAAGGATTTGTTCCCTGAAGATGAAATGTGGGTGAAAATTACCAATTGCGACATCAATCGTGAGTGGTCTGCCACAATTATTCAGAACAAGGGCGAGTTGAGGGCCTATTTCTGTGAAGTTGCGGCCTCATTTGACCTTGCAAGAGGCACAGATAGCGGTCATCCGGTCGTTGAAGGCTGGTGGCTGAATCATATTGAGGAATTTGGCGACCAGATTAAGAAATTTTGCCCTGGATGCGGTGTTCCGGCTAAGCAGCCACCCTCTCTAGACAAGGATGAGGTGGATCATGTATCTCCGAGCAATGCAGATTTGGTCAAAAAGCCTAATCGGAAGGTGATTTACATCAACCACGCCGACAAATCTGCTCAAAATCGTCGCGTCACAGCCTATGGAAGCATGAACTGATCATGGAACACTATTACGACAAGATTCACGGGTTCTTCAATTGCGCCAATCTCTACAAGCGCATGGTTGATGAGGCTTCTGATGGTGCCGTCTTTGTTGAACTCGGTGTGTTCAAGGGGCGATCAGCCGCTTTCATGGGCGTTGAGATCCTCAACTCCAATAAGAAGATTGAGTTCTACGCGGTGGATCACTTCAAAGGCTCACCAGAACACGCAAATGATCCTGCCGTGAAGGCAAACGCCTTGCGCGAGGAGTGCTACAAGAACCTTGAGCCATTGATGGGCATTGTCCGTATGCTTCCGGTATCATCCAAAGCTGCTGCCTCAATGTTCAAAGATGAGAGCATTGATTTTATTTACATCGACGCTGCTCATGAGTATGATGATGTGAAAGCTGACATTGAGTTGTGGCTTCCAAAGGTTAAGAAGGGCGGAATTTTTGCGGGGGACGATTACGGAATTCCGAATCATCCTGATGTGAAGAAAGCCGTTGACGAGTTCTTTCCTGAAACAGAACATGAGGGATGGGTCTGGTGGATTAAGAAATAAGCGGACGTAATTCAGGGGTAGAATGTTTGGCTTCCAACCAAAATGTCGTGGGTTCAAATCCCATCGTCCGCTCCAAAGATCATACCGAGCTGCACGTTAGAAATTAGCGTGAGGAATGCAGACAGCGGAGATGAGCGATCCGCCGGTATGAAGAAATATCTGGGCGTAGCGCAGTCTGGTAGCGCATCTGCTTTGGGAGCAGAGGGTCGGGAGTTCAAATCTCTCCGCCTAGACCAATTGAATAAGGGAGACTGAAATGGAATTGATTGGTATTGCTATTGCCGCGGCGGCTATCATTTGGGGCGCTGTTGAAATGATGAAGCATGTCTTTCCAACATGGTCAGAGAGGCAAGATCGTCCAGTGCGTCGGTATATTCATGAGCGCATTGATGGTGTTGAGGAAGATATTGACCTCATGAAGAGAAATATGGAGCGTTTGATCAATAAGGTTGAATCTCCATAAGCGTAAAAATATCGCGGGGTGGCGCAGTCCGGTCAGCGCGTTCGGCTCATAACCGAAAGGTCGTCGGTTCAAATCCGACCTCCGCAACCAATATCGGAAGAGGTGGCCCACGAGGGTGTGATTAACGGTGTTCCAAATCCGTTCACGGTTCGGTGCAAATCCGATGCTTCCGCCATCAATATATACCGCGCTTGGCCCGTCGCGGGATATAAGTCCCCAGGCTCGACACGTGTTGGGGGGTGAAAGTAACCTCCTCCAAAAGGTGAACGCTAACGGGCCGCCAATTAGCTGGATTAGCACAGGGGTAGTGCAGTTGCTTTGTAAGCATCAGGTCGGGGGTTCAAATCCCTCATCCAGCACCAAATAGGAAGCTTGGCAGAGTGGTTTATTGCGTCCGGTTTGAAGCCGGAAGAACCTGAAAGGGTTCCGTGGGTTCAAATCCTACAGCTTCCGCCAATTTTATTCTGTCCGTAGCTCAACTGGATAGAGCAAGTGAATTCTACTCACTAGGTTAGAGGTTCAAATCCTCTCGGACAGGCCAAATTGTAATTGACCCTATGATTTATGTCCTTGATTTGGTATATTATGCCAATTCTGGAGGGGTCGGAGATAATTATGACGAGAGTATTGGCAAATGCGGTTGTGGATGTGATCAAACCGGCAACCCCTACTCATATCGGACATTTTAGGGTCGAGGTATGGGGTAAACCACCATATGATTATGTTAGAACCTATGAAATCCAAGCAAAAAGCGATACAGTAGCCGCTCAAAGTGGCATTGCTCGCTTTGTTAAAGAGATGGACGCCCTCCCTCACGCCGAGGAACATTGATATGGCCGCGACTGGACTTGTTCCGCACAACCTCCGTTTGTCTGAAGATGAAGAACCGAAAGCTATTCAGGCCGGTGGAGACGTTGAGGTTGAAGTAGAGGAAGATAGTCCTAACTACGAGGCCGACGATAATGGCAACATTATCAAGATTGAGCATCCTGACGGGTCGATTACGATCTCGCTCGACGGACGGCCAATTGAAGAGGGCGAATCAGAGTCTGAAAAGGCGAAAGAATGGTTCCGTAACCTCGTTGACGATATTGATAACGGAACGCTTTACCAGATCGCAGAAGAGCTTGTTACGGGAGTTGAGGATGACCTCCAAAGCCGCCGTGAATGGATTGAAGATCGCGCTCAGGGCATCAAACTCCTCGGCCTAAAGCTTGAAATTCCTGGGCTTCAAGGAACTACCGATGGCGCTCCGGTGGAAGGAATGTCTAAGGTTCGCCACCCTCTATTGTTGGAATCTGTCCTGCGTTTCCAAGCAAATGCACGATCTGAACTCCTACCAGTGGACGGCCCAGTTAAGGTTCGGGTGGATTCGGTTTCGGATACCCTTCAGCAAGATGAACTCGCTAACGCTCTTGAAAAAGACCTGAACCATTATCTGACAACGACAGCATCAGAATATTATCCTGATACTGATCGTATGCTGTTGATGCTTGGCTTCGGCGGAACATCCTTCAAAAAGGTGTATTACTGCCCACTCCGTCAGCGTCCTGTGTCGGAAAGCGTTGATGCTGATGATCTGATCGTCAACAACATGGCGACCGATCTCAAGAACGCAAAACGCATAACTCATCGCGTATTTATGCGTCCATCGACTATCAAGCGTCTCCAGATCCTCGGTGTCTATCGCGACATTGACCTTGGAACGCCAAAGCCAATTGATCTTGATCCTGTTCAGCGCGAGAAAGACGCTCAACAGGGCGTAACACGGGACGCTTTCAAGCCAGAAGATCGTGATCGTGAAGTTTATGAGATCTATTGCGAACTCGACATTCCTGGCTTTGAGCATAAGTTCAAAGGCAAGGTTACGGGTCTTGAGATCCCATATCGCGTGACGATTGATGTCTCGACCAAGGAAATCCTGTCGATTGTCCGCAATTACGACGAGGACACGGCAGAGCTTCCTGAGCCTCGCGTGAACTTTGTCAAATACACGTTTGTGCCTGGCCTTGGTTTCTATGACATTGGCCTTCTGCACATCCTCGGCAACACGACCAATGCTATCACGGCAATGTGGCGTGAGATGATTGATGCGGGGATGTTCGCAAACTTCCCTGGCTTCTTGATGGCAGACACTGGCGCTCGTCAGAACACCAACATCTTCCGCGTCCCTCCTGGCGGCGGAGCTTTGGTCAAGACGGGTGGTATGCCGATCAATCAGGCCGTTATGCCTCTACCGTATAAAGAACCTGGCCCTGCCATGATGACCCTCGTCCAGAACATGGCCGAAACGGGTCAGCGCGTTGGTGGGACATCAGAGCTTCAGGTCGGTGAAGGCCGAGCAGATGCTGCCGTTGGCACGACATTGGCAATGGTTGAGCAAGCCACCAAGGTCATGAACTCGGTTCACAAGCGCCTCCATGCGGCTCAGGCCGAAGAGTTTCAGCTTCTCGTCCGTTGTTTCCGTGAGCATCCAGAATCCTTCTGGGAGCGCACCAAGAAGCCAACGATGGAATGGAACGAGCAGACGCTCGTTCAGGCTCTCAATGACTGTGAATTGGTTCCACAGGCCGATCCTAACACCTCAAGCCATACTCAGCGCTTGATGAAGATCATGGCCCTGAAGCAGTTGCAGTCTGCCGCTCCAGATCTTTACGATCCACGCGCAATCGACGTTGCGGCTCTCAGGGCTATGGGGTGGAGCAATCCAGAACAGTTCCTCATACCGGAAGGAACACCTCCGCAACCGAATGCTCAGATGATGGCTGGTATTGCCAAGGCTGAGTCTGACGGCAAACATGCTCAAGCGGCTATTATGGACGCTCAGACCCGTCAGATGCTTGCCCAAGGCAAGATGCAAGCTGATCAGGCCAATGCTCAAGGCAAAATGGCAGACGTTCAGGTTAAGCAGATGTTGGCTCAAGCCAAGGTCAAGAAAGACGGCGACGATACACATATCAGCTCTCTTAAAGCTGGCGCTGAAATCGCCAAGGTTCGGAATGAGATCAATTACGCCGATCAAGAGATACACTCCAAGGCAGCAGATCGTGCCTCAAGGGAGCGTATCCAGTTGGTTGATTTGGCGCAGAACCTTGCCGTTCATCCAGAAAGCGCACCTCTTGTTGCACCTCTGATTGAGCCAGCAATGCGTGAGATTGATGAACAAGAGCGTATGGGCGGAGTTGTTCCACCTGAGTTCAAGCGTTAAGTGAGGATGTAAAATGGCATTTGACAGCAAGCATGTGCTAAATCAGGCCATTAAATACTTAGCGGGAGCGGCTCAGGCCCGTGCCGCCGGTGGATGGATTCCGCCGAAGGAGCGAGCAAAGCAGGAACAGGCTCAACAAAAGCAGTTTATCGCTGACAAGAAAGAACGCGAAAAGAACTTAGCTGCCTTCCAAAAGGGCAATCATCCTGATGTGCCGCATGTTGTTTATCATGGCACGGGCACTGAGCATGATGGTGATTTCAGAGTGCCGTCATTCTTTACGTCTGATCCTCAAGGCGCTGAATGGTATGCAAAAAACAGAGGCGATAACCCTCAAATTTTCCCTGTTCACCTATCAATGAAAAAACCTTTAGACACACGTTCTAAAGAGGGAATTTTTAAATTGAGCAGCATCGCGCACAATGCGGGTGTGCATGGTGAACTGAAAGAAACACCAAAAGGTTGGCAATTTACGAGCAATGATATTGCCGAGCATAGCCCATATGAAGGCGATAATCCGTTAGATTTGCTATATATTCCAAAAGTAAGAAATGCTCTTTATCAAAATGGGCATGACGGTGTAATTGCGTCGGATGTTCTAGCGAATGATGAAATTCCTACATTCATACCGTTGCACCCTCAACAAATTAAATCTGCTACAGGCAATCAAGGAACCTTCAACCTATCTGCTTCTGACATAACAAAGTCAGAAGGCGGCCCTATCCTCTCCAAACAGTATCCAACTCACTACATGCCAAACGTAGGCCGTCAGGTCATGAACGCTGGCGGAACACCTGATGATGTGAACAAGGCAGGACTATATAGCAAAGCGTCCCGTATCGCGGCGGCATTGCCACAAAAGAAGGCCAAGGGCGCACAGATGGTTGCCGCTCTCAAAGACCCTAAGCGTGGCGTTAAGAAAGAAGAATTGGTCAATGCAGGATTGATGACGCATGAAGGTGCGGTTCATCCTGATTGGGCTGATCGGTCTGTTACAACTGATGAACTTGCACAGCATTTGCGTGATCAGATGCCGAAGATTGAAGAGACTGTGCTTGGGCGCACCATTAAAGGAACGCCATATCCAGAAGAATATACAAAGATTGAGCAATCAATCATTGATAAATACAAGCCTGAATTAGACCACTATCGGCAGTTATATATGGACACTAGTTTGGGTCAGCCTGAACGCAACGCTGCACTACAGGCCGGATATAAATTGCAAGATCAGATGTGGGCTGAAATGGATACGGCATTGCCTGATCGTGATTTAAGAGGTCAACAAGCAAAAGATATAGAAGTCCCGACAAAGTATCATGAGTGGACATTGCCTGGTGGTGAAAACTATCGTGAAGTGTTGTTAAAGTTGCCTCATGAGAAAAAACAACGTGTTGGAGTTACGTCTACTGGTCACATTTTTACAGAAGAAGAATTATCAGACCCAATAGTGCGGAGAACTGCTGAAAAAATTGGTCTTACGATGGAAGATCGTATGATGCCAACAATGCAACCATTTAAATCCCAACACTGGGACGATCCAAACGTCCTTGCTCACATCCGCATGTCAGACCGCACAGGCCCTAATGGAGAAAAGATTCTCCATGTAGAAGAACTGCAATCTGATTGGGGACAGCAGGGAAAGAAGGAAGGGTTTGCTCAATCATTAGACCCTAAAATAATTGATCAGTTAAAATCTGATTTAAGTTTAGCGCAATTCAAAAAAGAAGATGCGAGGAAAGCATTTAACGATGTTTATGAAAACATATTTAGAGAGAATTTAAAAAAATATTACGCCAACGCGCCAACAGAATATGATTTGCCAAATGCTTTGAAAGAATACGATAAGAATGTGAAGAGCGCCCCTCCTGAAAGAAAATTTCAGGAATATAAAGGAAATTTTTTGCGGGATCGAGATTCTTTTACTCCTGAGCAACAAGATATGTTGCAAGACGCTCATGACGCATATGTAGATTCGCATCATTTGCACAATGAGGCAAAAAATAAGCATGATGAATACATTTCATCATCAAACGGCATTCCATCTGCCCCCTATGTCACATCAACAGAAGGATGGACAGACCTTGCTTTGAAGCGTGTTCTCAAAGAAGCCGCCGAGGGTGGGTATGACAAGATTGTTTGGACACCTGGCGCTGAACAAGCAAAGCGGTATGACTTGAGCAATCATGTTGATCGTCTCGTCCTGCATGGGGAAAAAGGGCAAGGCCATTTGCTTGGATACAAAGATGGCGATGATGTATTCTCACAGCCATTAAATGATGTTGAAAAAGAATTGCCAAATTTTGTTGGAAAGGATGTTGCTGCCAAATTATTGGAGCAAGAACCTTATTCATCAAAATATAATACAACGCCAAGACGCGAATTGATGGGGCAAGATTTATCTCTCGGCGGAGAAGGCATGAAGGGATACTATGACAAGATTGTCCCATCTCGCCTTCAAGCATTGGCTAAAAAGCATGATCCAAATGCAACCATTAAAATGACAGAACCATTATTACCGTCTGTTGTTAAAGGCAGAGCGACTAATCCATTGATTTCTGCTCCATCAATTGATGTCACCCCGCAAATGCGTGAAAGCATTATGAAGGGGCAAGAGGCATACAAACGCGGCGGAATGGTATCACCGCGACATCCTGCTTTATCTCTTCCAGGAATTCACATCCGTGAAGAACAGCACGGGCAACCTATCTTCACAGGGAGGCTGTAATGGCAGATCAAGATCAAGGCATTACCGCTTATCACGGATCACCATATAAATTTGACAGATTTGATCTGAGCAAGATCGGAACTGGAGAAGGCGCACAGGCATATGGTCATGGGCTGTATTTTGCTGAAGCGGAGCCTGTTGCGAAAGAATACAGAGATAAACTTACATCAGGAACATATAAAACTTCGGAAGGAAATATTTTTGATCCTTCCGATTTAGAGCATATGAATTTAAGAGTTTCTGGCCGCCGTGGAATTGATGAAGCATTATCAAAAGCTAATGAACTCATGTTGTCTCAGCCTCAAAATGCAGAGATGATTCAAAGAGATATTGCAAAACTAACTGAGGCTCAAGAAAGAGCCGCCGCCCCACATGCTGGTCATATGTATGAAGTCCACATAGACGCGCATCCTGATCACTTCTTGGATTGGGATAAGCCGTTGAGTGAGCAGTCAGAGCATGTGCGGAATGTAATGTCCCCAAGATTGGAAAAGTTTAGGAAACTTGGCGCTAATTTTAATCATGATCCAAGTGGGGCGGAACTTTATAGGGCAGCCCATCCAACAGTTCAGTTGGATGATGATATTGATTGGAATAAAGGTCTTGCTGAACAGGCATCTAAATTTTTGCATGATAACGGCATTCACGGCATAAAATATCTTGATGCGGGGTCACGCGGTAATACAGACAATCCAACGCGCAACTACGTCGTTTTTGATGACAAGCGAGTTAAAGTAAATCGCCGATATGCTCGCGGAGGAATGGTCAGCGGATACGCTCATGGTGGTGTTGTAGGGCGTCATGGCTACAGCGTTGATGGTGGAGTTCCTGAAGCTGGAGCGACAGGAAGCGCGACTGAGCGCAACACTTCTGAAAACTTTGGAAGCAGCGGAAGCGGTGGCATTGGCTCTGATTCTGTCGCGGATCGCAGCGGAAACAATGGCGGTAGCGGGAATGGTTCTGACGCTAGATTTGGTGGCGGAAGCGGAAATGCCGGTCAGGACTATCTCGGCAATATGATGAGACAATCTTCTCCATTTGGAGGAGCAGAAATCATGTCTCCATTTGCCGGAACACAGATGGGCATTCCGTCTCAGTCTCAACAGCACATGCTGGATCAGCTTGGTGTGTCTGGTTCTCCTTATGTCGGCGGATTGCCGAAGAGCGCTGCATTGGGGAGCAATATCGGCTCGGACATGTTGAAACAGAGCATGAGTTCTGGCTTTGATTTGTCTGGCATTGCAAAGCAGCCTGGGTTTGGTGACGCGCCAAATCTTCCTGGTTCTGATTTTGGAAAGTCTCAGACGATTGGTGGAAGCCTTGGTGCGGCTCAGACTGAAGCTATGCGTTCAGGAAGCGGTTGGTCATCTGAATATGATCCGAAGGGAATTTCAAAGGGCGTTGAAATGGGCGCTCAAATGGCAACCCCATCATCTGGCATGTTTGGACAGCCTCCTATGGGGACGACCACATTTGGTCAGGGTGTCCGTCAACCAGGATTTAACACGGACACTGGCGTTCAAGATCCTAGCCAAGCCGCATACGCAGAGCAAATGGCAAAGACTGCTCGTCAATCTTGGCTTGATGCTAATTTCCCTCAAAACCCACGCTTGGGTGATCTCCCAACACCTACTCCGGCGGCAAATCCTGCCGTGCCTGATCGTTCCGGTTCTATGGGGTCTATGCCTGTCGGGATGAATAAATACGGTTCTGATTTGACGCAGATGTCATCTCAACCTAATCGTCCAATCTCGCAAACGCCATTCTCTGGCTACCCGCAGGATGTTCAAAACGCTCTCAATCCAAGAAAGCCTGATTCGGCATTTGGTCAGACTCTTGTTGATCCTACAGGGAAATATACAGGACAGGCACTTCAGAACATGAATATGGCGACTGACGCTACAACCATGTTGAACGATCCTGGTCTGATGGGTGGGCTTGTGCGTATGTTCACGCCGACACCAACTCCGGCCACACCTCAACAACAGGCCGCTATAGAGCAGATGTATCGTGGAGCGTATGGGGACAATTCTGTTCCTGCCAATTTTGCAACGCTTGCCCCAACACCATCTCTCCCGCATCCTGGCCAAACGGCGGATGCTTATTTGAGCGCAGGGCCATCAGCCTCGACTGGTCGCCAAGATATGCCAATATCTCGTCCATCTGTTGTTGGCTCCGGCTCTCCAGTTGACGCATATGATCGTGATGCAACACCTCGCGGCTCATTCAATCAGGCTTTTGCTGAGGCGCGTTCATCTGGTCAGGATACGTTTACTTGGACAAACCCTGTTACCGGCAGGACATCTCTCTACACGACCCAATTGGCTCGTAAGGAGGGTGGTCGAGTGCCATCAATGGCAAACCCTGATGATTGGATTGCGCCATCAAAGCCAAAACAGAGCAACAAGAAAAAAATCATAAAATCTGGGTCTGATAGGAATGAGAGTGCTATTGTGAGCCGCGCACTTATGCTATCTTCACGGAAGTCTTGATCTGCCCAAGACCCCATAAGGCAGACCGGAGGACGCTCCGGCAATCTAGTGGAGCCACTAATGTTTGACATCGCCAAGAAAGCCCGTGCGGGAATGAAGGCAAAGGCAGAGCGCCTTGCCAGTGAAAAAGACCGCAAAGTAGATTCATCTGACTGGTCGCCAGCAGAGCCGCTTAATGCGGACGTTAAGACTGGAATGCGTCCGGTTTCCCGCCGTGCCTATAAGAAGGGCGGCAAGGTCGTCGGCAAGGCGATGGGTGAAGTTGGCAAAAAACGTGCTGACCGTTTGGCCCGTAAGGCTGGTGGTCGCGTAGAGACAAAGGGTGAACAACCTCTTGTTGATCGCTTGATCAATCGTGATGAGAAGAAGGCTAATGAATACCGTGACGGCAAGAAGCATGTCGGCGGAATGAAGCGTGGTGGCCGTGCTGAAAAGGCAGATAATAGCGCAAAAAAATCTGATCAGTATGGCCCAACAGGAAAATGGGATGAAAGCAAAGAGAAATGGGTGAAGAAGCCCAAAAAGATTTATCCCAAAAATTGGTCGTCTGCGGATGAAGTCGGGTATTTTGGCCCATCAGAGAGCGACAATCCAGATAAATTCCGTCCTGGGGAAATGAAGCGTGGCGGTCGTGCAAAACGTGCCAATGGCGGCATGACAATGGAAGAGATGATTGAGAAAAATCCGGCTCCTGCAAAGAAGCCATTGTTCTCAGGGAAAATTCCACTTCCTCCGCGTCGTCCAGAGAATGAAACGACGGCAGTTCCGGCCAAGCCTGATATGAAGAAGGCTTTGCCTGGAGATGATGTGACAGGCCCACCGAAGAAGTATCCATACAAGAAGGGTGGCAAGGTCGAGAAGGCTGATGGCGGCTCAATCCGCAGTCAGTTTAATCAGGCTTTCAAAGAAGCTCGTGCTGCATTTTTGCGTGGTGAAGGCCCAAAGAATTTTGAATTTCAGGGAAAGAGCTACACGACCAATCTTGCGTCTGATGCGCCGAAATCAACTGGCCCATCAACTCGCGGTCGTGGAACTACAGCGTCTCCGAAAGCTGCTGAATCAGCTCCTGCTCCTGCTGCAAAACCGACATATACGCCTCCGCGCGTAATGGGGACTGGCCAAGGAACTTCAACGACGGCGACTCCTTCTGTAACAACGGGACAGGCAAAAGATGAGCGTTATTACGATGACGCAAATCCTGTAAATTATGGCGCATCGTTGGGAAATAAGAATGGCGGTCGCATAAATCGAGCAAACGGCGGAAAGGCTAAAAAGGCTTGCTCCGGTGGACGCATGAAAAAGAACGATGGTGGCCCTGCTCAGGTCGATCCTCGTCTTGGAATTGTTAGCCCAAAGGCTCTTAACTTTGCTCAGAATGTCGTAACGCCTGGCCTCAAGAAGGGTGGACGTATCAAGAAGTTCGGTGGCGGTGCTGCTGTAGGAGCAGGAAAGGCTGCCGTTCCTAATCTTGCTCCTGTTCCGGTTATGCCTTCTGCGGCTCCATCTGCTCCAATGCCAATGGTTGGAAGCGGATTGTTGCCACAGGCTCCAACGTCATATCAGCATGGCCCTGTTTATGATCCTGCGAAATATGCAGCTATTGATGCTGCGATTGGTAGCGGTTCAGGCAAAGGCCACGGTGATGGTCATGGTGATAAAAATCACGGAGCTAAAGGCCCTGATTACAAAACTATGCCTATTTCAGGTGATAAAGATCATCATCAAGGAAAGTATGCTCGCGGCGGTCGCGCTAAGGGCAAAGGCAAATCAAACATCAACATCATCATTGCAACGGGCAAGACCGATAAGCCAGAACAACCGAATCAGGTTCCTGCTGCTCCAATGGGTATGCCGCCAATGCCACCGGCAGGAATGGGCGCTCCTCCTCCTGCTCCACAGGGTGGCCCTGCAATGCCGCCTATGGGTGCGCCTCCATCTCCTGGAATGCCTCCTGTGCCTCGTAAGGCCGGTGGTCGCGTATCTAAGGTTGCCAAGTCATTTAAGGACATGACAGCCGGAGCGGGATCTGGTGAAGGCCGTTTGCAGAAAACGGACATTGCTAAACGCGCTCCACATAAGGCCGGTGGAAAGGTCTACCGTTCTTATAAGGACATGGATGCTGGTGCTGGTTCGGGAATGGGTCGGATTGAAAAGACCGAAATCCAGTCTCGCAAAAAGTAGCGCAGCGTTCTCCCTCCCACGCTGATGCTAGGGGCGGGGGTTGATCCCCCTCAATCTCCGCCCCACTTTATGATACGATAGGAAAATAAGGGGGCTTTATGCTTACATTCCATGCGTTATACTTAGATCAGTATAAGAAGCTTGTATTAGAAGAGATAGAAAGACTGATGGAAACCGTTCTCAACAACGGAGCAATCACAGATTTCCAGACCTATAAGCACCAGATTGGTGTGATTGAGGGCTTGAAAAGAGCGTTGGCACTCTCTGATGAGGCTGACGCTATCGCTAATGGCAGAGATGAACAGGGGGAATAAATGCCATTCATGAAAATGCACCACGACGTTGATCCTAAGTTGAAGTTGACCAATGAGCTTGGAGATCTCTCCGAAGTTGAATTGTTCAACAATCAGATTTTGGTTGCGGTTTATATCCGCCCACAAATCACCAAGAGCGGCATTCACTTGTCTGACCGCACGGTGGATGAGGATCGTCATCAGTCAAAAGTTGGTCTTTTGGTCAAGGCTGGCCCGACTGCTTTCCAAGATACGACCGGAGAATGGTTTGCCGGTGAGAATTTCAACCTGAATGATTGGCTTGTTTTCCGCCCATCAGACGGTTGGAACATCACTGTTCATGGGGTTTTGTGCCGCATCCTCAGTGACACACAGGTTAAGGGCCGCGTTCAGGCTCCTGATCAAGTTTGGTAATGGAGAATAGATATGGATGATGAAAAAGAGATTGAAGTTGTTTTGGACGAGCAGAAACAACCTGAACCTACAAAGACGGATGAAACTGTAATCGTTGTTGAAGATGAGCCAACTCAAGCTTCGGGAAAAGATGACAGCACAGACCCTCATGTTGCCCTCAAAAAAATGGAGGAGAAACTCAAGAGGGAGCAGAAAAAGTCCGAAAAGATCGAGCGCGAACGTCAGCGAGCAGAGCAAGTTGCTCAGCAAGCCATGCAAGAAGCGGGAGAAAACCGCAAACATGTCATGATGGCCGCCCTCAATCAGGTTAAAATGGACACCAATCGGCTTATGAATGAATACGCCGAGGCCATGTCCATCAATAACTTTGAAGAAGCCGCCAAAATTCAGGCTCAGATGTCTCAAAATGCTGTCCGTTCGGCACAGTTTGAGGCTGAAATTGATAACTTGAAGCGTCAGGACAGCGCAAATCAGGGTGGTTCCCAGCTTGATCAAATCATCAAAGCTGTTTCACCCGAATCAGCGCGTTGGTTGAAGCAAAATCGTGAGCATTTGGATGATGATCGGGCGATCCGACGCATGTTCCGCGCTCATGAGGACGCAGTTGACGATGGTATTAAGCCAGATAGCGATGAATACTTTGAATTCATTGAGAAGCGGCTTGGTATTACTGAGGAAGCCGAAGAACGTGCGCCTAAAAAGCGCAAAGCTGACGATGATGCGGATGAAAATCCTATGTCGTCGGCAGCAAAAGCTTCTCCTCGCTCTGTTTCACCGCCTCCTGCTCCGGTGGAACGGTATGGCAATCGTCCAAATGTCGTCCGGTTGACCCGTGCAGAGGCTGATACGGCCAAAATGCTTGGAATGACTGAAAAAGAATATGCAGCCAACAAACTTGCCCTTCAGAAAGAGGGCAAACTTTCAAATTAAGGAGTAGATAATGGATATGAGTGAAGAAAAGGCTCCATCCCGCCGTGGTCGAGTGCCGAAATCGCTGTTCTTGAACAATGAGAACGAGGGATTGGGAAGTGCCATTCCAGACACATCCGAATCAGAGCCGCAAAAGAACGCTGCTCGTTCAGATATGAGGCCAGCCATGCGTGAAGAAAGTCCGGCAGAACGTGCCGCCAAACGCGCTGCGGAAATCCGTGGCCATCTTGGAGATTTGGATGAAGGAACGGATGAGTTCTACATTCCGCCTGACTTTATTCCAGACGGTTGGACGTATGAATGGAAGCGTTATTCAACCTACAACCAAATCGACAGCAGCCATATCCGTGAATTGGAGCGCAAGGGTTGGGCATTTGTCCCATCATCTCGCCATCCGTCACTTATGGCCATTGGCGATAACGGAAACATCATTCTCCGCAAGGGCTTAGCTCTTATGGAGCGTCCTACGGAAATCGTTGAAGAAGCGCGTATGATTGAACGTCGCCGCGCATCTGATCAGGTTCGGGCCAAGGAAGCACAGCTTTCTGGCACGCCGGAAGGAACAATGACGCGAGATCATGCCAAGGCACGGCCTCAGATTAAAAAGTCCTACGAGGCTATTCCAATTCCAAAAGATTGATGTAATCTGACGGCTCACTGGTTTTCGCACCCGTGAGTTTGTATGAGATGCATACATTCGGGATGACTTAGGGGGTCGGGCAACTGACCTCCTTTTTTTATAATTTGACATGCCCACTGGGCAGTGCTATAGTGTATTTGTAAGTTGATAGAATGACTTACAGGCTGATTGAAATGGAGATTGATATGACATTTTACAGTGTTGAAATTGCTGATTGGCGTGAAATGGATCGCGATCAGCGCAAGGAGGCAAGGCGTAAAATTGAAGAGCATGAAGGCGAGAATTACACAGCTCCAAGATTTAAAGATAAACGTCAGGCAACACAAAAGGCTCATTGGATACAATCAACTACCGGCGTTAAGATGAAAGTCTATGAGATATATCCGGTAGGAATGAAGGTATTTTGATATTGAGGGGGTCGGGCAACTGACCCCCCTTTTCTTTTCTTAAAATAGGTTTATAATCTTTCCCCAAGTCCAAGTGGCTACCTCCCCTCGGTGGTGGAGGTTAAATATTCCCAGTTCTAAATTGCCCTCGGTGTGGCGATGATGGACATCCTTCAAAAAAAGGAGAAACCGTCATGGCAAATACAAATGCGCCTTTTGGTTTCCGTCAGTATCAGGGAACGGGTTCAGCACCCACCTATGAACAGATCGCAATGACAATCGCTTCGGGCGACACCAACGCTGTTTACTACGGCGATCCGGTTTACCCGCTCAACACTGGCTACGTCGGCAAGGGAACCCCTGGTTCTGCTGTCCAGATCGCCGGTATCTTCTACGGATGCAAATATCTCTCGACCTCGCAGAAGCGCACGGTCTGGTCAAACTACTGGCCAGGTTCGGATGCTTCGGCTGACGTTGAAGCATATGTTGTGAATGATCCGAATGCCAAGTTCCTCGTTCAGGCCGGTAACTCGTCCTCGGTTGGTCTTGTGTTCGGTGACATCAATGCAAACGTCGAGTTTGCTTATGGAACGGGTAACTCGTCCACGGGCATTTCTGGCGCTTACATTGATATGGCTGTCACGCCAAACACGACAGCGACATATCCGTTCCGCGTTATCAGCCTCGTTACGCAGCCTCCTGGTGGCCCAGGAACGGCGTCGGGTGCTTATAACTATGCAGTTGTTGCATTCAACAACGTCTCGACCAAGACACTTACCTCGGTCGGCTAAGAGGAGTAAGGCCAGATGGCTGTTAATCTCTCATCTATTAAAGACCTTCTCCTTCCTGGTCTCCGTGGAATTGAAGGCAAATACGAGCAGATCCCGTCGCAGTATGACAAGATCTTCACTAAGCATGAATCAAAGATGGCGCTTGAGCGCACCGCAGAAATGCGTTTCCTTGGTCTTGCTCAGTTGAAAACTGAAGGCGGACAGACTGCTTTTGATAACGCTGCTGGTGAGCGTTACATCTATAACCAAGAGCATACTGAAATTGCTCTCGGCTATGCGATCACCCGCAAGGCAATCGACGACAACCTCTACAAGAGCCAGTTCATGCCTTCCAACCTCGGCTTGATGGAATCGTTCCATCAGACCAAGGAAATCTACGGCGCGAACGTGCTGAACACTGCAACGACGTATAATCCGTCAGTTGGCGGTGACGGCAAGGCGCTCATTGCAACGGATCACCCTATCGACGGTGGAACGATTGCAAACCGTCCTTCGGTTGACGTTGATCTGAATGAAGCATCGCTCCTCAACGGAATGATCGCTATCCGCACAAACTTCAAAGACCAAGCTGGTCTCAAGATTTTTGCGCGTGGCCGTCGTCTCGTTGTTGCTCCGGCAAACGAGCCTGTTGCGATCCGCCTTACAAAGACGGAACTCCGCCCAGGCACGGCAGACAATGATATTAACGCTATCATGCAAACGGCTGGTGGATTGCCAGAAGGTTACATGGTCAACGACTATCTGACATCTGCGTCGGCTTGGTTCTTGCTGACAAACATTGACGGTCTCTCCTACATGGAGCGCGTCAAGTTTGAATCAGACATGCAAGTCGATTTTGTGACTGATAACCTTCTTGTGAAGGGCTATGAGCGTTACAGCTTCGGCTACTACAACTGGCGTGCGATCTACGGATCGTTCCCGTCGTAAACAATCGGGCGGGGCTTCGGCTCCGCCCTTTTCATCTAGGGTAACTGATCACATTGACCGCCCTAGCGGACGCTGCACAGACAGTGTGATCGTATCGTGCAGGAGGTTCCTATGGGAACAACTACATTTACTGGCCCAGTAAAGGCCGGAAACATCCTCAACACGACTGGAACGACACCAGGGACTGATATTGCCAACGTCGGTTATACCGTCATGGCTCAGTCTGCACCTGTTACACAGGCTGCTTCTGCTGGTCAGGGAACAGGCGTTTATAAAACTGACATCGTAATTCCGGCAAATAGCCAGATCCTCTCCGTTTCTGTCCTCAAGACAACGGCATGGTCGGGTAACGCTACTACGATCAATGTGGGTTCTAATGCGACGGCAACTCAGCTTGCAGTAGCAGCAGACAATGATCTCAGCACCACGCTTGGCATCTCGTCAGTTATTCCTGGCAATGATGCAACTCGCGTTGGTAACTGGAAAGATGTTGGAACGACCGACATCCAGATCTACACAAAATCGACCAACACCGGAACTGGCGTTGGCATTCTCACTGTCACCTATCTTCAGGCTAATAACCTGACGGCTTGATAGAACTTAGGAGGTTCAAATGGGTGCTTACAAAGGTAAAGCTTCAACAATTCATGAAGCAGAAGATAAGACGGACGGCTTTAAGCGTGGCGGAAAGGCCATGAAGAAGGTCATGTCGTCGGCAGCAAAGGGTGATCGTCCTGCTCGCAAGTCGGGTGGCGCAGTTCTCTCCTCGGCTGCATCTGGAACGCCTCGCGGCAAAGCCTCGCATTACTGAGACTTGTCAGTTCTAGACTTAACAGCGGGGGCTTAACGGCCCCCGTTTGTCTGTGAGGATTATCATGGCTAAATCACCAGCATGGCAGCGAGCCGAAGGAAAGTCTCCTTCCGGCGGATTGAATGAAAAAGGCCGAGCATCATTGCGAGCAGCAGGACACGATATTAAGCGTCCTCAACCAGAAGGTGGCTCTCGCAAAGATAGTTTTTGTGCTAGAATGACTGGAATGAAGCGGAAGTTAACTGGTTCGGCAAAAGCAGCAGATCCAAACAGCCGCATCAACAAGTCTCTCAGGAAGTGGGATTGCTGATATGTCCGAAAAGCCATTCTGGGAAAAAGATGCGCCGAAAGATGCAAAATCAAAGCATCTAAACCGCGAACAAGTTAAAATGGCTAAGGCCAAAGCAAGGGCAGCAGGGCGACCTTATCCCAATTTGGTTGATAACGTAGCCGCATCCCGCGCAGGAAAGGGTAAGTAAATGCAGCCAATTACCGTATCAACAACGGACGCATCTGGCGGAACAACATACAGCCGCAAAGTGCGTATGGATTCTTGGGCCAACCCAACATCAATCATTCAGGTGAATGTCACTGGAACTGCAACCTATACGGTTGAAGGTTCAATGGACGATCCGAACAGCACGACCAATCCTGTCGCTGAAAACAGCATGACATGGGTTAATTGCTCTGCATCTTCTTTGGTTGCTGCTAATGCAAGCGCACAGGGAATTTTGACGGCAACTCCAATCTTCTTGCGTATCAAGCAGACGGCTGGAAATGGCTCGACAACGATGACGGTGGCGCAGTTCGGAAACGCTACATACTGATAGGCGGTTCCAATGACCACAAGCGGAACTTACGCATTTAATCCGTCGCTCGGTGAGCTAACGCTTTATGCCTTCAATCTTTGCGGATTGAGGAACACATCGCTTTTGCAAGAGCATATGGAATCCGCTCGCATGGCTTCCAACTTGCTCCTTGCAAGATGGTCAAACCAAGGCGTAAACCTTTGGGCTGTCGATAAGGTTGTTGTTCCGCTTGCTCAGGAAGTTCCAATCACCGGAGCTTCTGGGACTGGCGCACTTGCAACACTGAGATACGCATCAGTTGACACACCAGTTTACACACCAGGCACGACGCTTGTTGTCAGCGGTGTCACGCCATCAGGCTACAATGGCAACCATATCGTTGTTGCATCAAGCCCTGGCAGCGTGACTTTTGCTTCCACCGAAACGGGGACATTTGTCTCCGGCGGAGTGTGTGAAGCGCCAAATGATGTTTCAACGTATAGCGTTGATCCAAACACGGTTATGATACTTGATGCCTATGTCACCAATGATGACTCTGGCGCAAATATCGACCGCATAATTCTTCCAATCAGCCGCACGGAATATGCGTCATACCCGAACAAAGAACAGTCAGGCTATCCTACTGTGTTTTGGTTTGATCGTCTCATTTCTCCGACGGTTACATTGTGGCCTGTTCCGAACACGGATAACGGCCCACAGGAATTGAAATACTATCGTGTGAAGCGATTGCAGGATTCAGCATTCAGCAATGGCCAGACGGTAGAAATTCCATATCTTTGGCTTGAAGCATTTGCTTATGCTTTGGCTCAACGTCTTGCGATGATTTGGGCAACAGAAAAAGTTGTCATTCTTCAGCCATTTGCTGATGAAGCATATCGCGTTGCAGCAGAACAAAATGTGGAACAAGCGAACCAATACATCTCGCCACAAATATCTGGTTATTTCCGATAGGAGTCGTGAATGGGTTATGCTTCACGGTCAGGTCGGGCAAGAACAAGCGCAAGAAATCCTCGCGCATTTGGTGTCTGTGATCGCTGCTCTCTTTGGTATAATCATCAGAACTTGCAGTGGCAGTATGACTGGGCCGGTGCAAGCCTGATCAATAAGCGTATTTTGGTATGTAATACATGCTACGATACGCCTCAAAACCAATTGCGAGCAATCGTTCTTCCGGCTGATCCGGTTCCGATTGTGAACCCACGCGTTGAACCATATCTTTGGGACTCAACAGATTATCGTCAGGTGTCTGGCTATAATACTGTTGATCCATATACGGGTATTCCTGTTCCTCGCGGTGATGTTCGCGTCACATCGAGAGATGATGATCCAACAGTTGATAAGCGCGTAACGCAGCAAACCGGTGAAGCGCCTGGCGGAACAAATCAACAGCCAGGAACTGATCCTAATGCAACGACATTCCGATATGTGACTGGTGCAGTTGATAACGGATCTGGCGCAGTGCGTCTTACTGTTGGAAACACCAATGGCTTTATCACTGGTCAGCATGTGATTGTGCAGGAAGTTGGTGGCGTATCTGCTTCTGATGGAAGTTGGTATATTACGGTCATTAACAAAACTCAGATTGATCTTGATGGGTCAACATTCTCCGGCAGCTACACTTCCGGCGGATATGTTATTAACGATCCATCTGTTCCTCGCGGGTTTGATGAAGTTCCAAGAACAGGGCCGCTATAATGCCTAGATATGCAAGTAATGTTCAGATCCCAAATCTTCCTGTTGCGATTAACCTCAATGGCAACGAGCTAGTTGAGATTGTTCAAGCGGGAACATCTAGCCGCACAACGACTGGCGCGATTGCAAACACAGCAACAATTGTGAAGGCTCCGAACTATACAACTGTTGAGAAAAACGCTCTTGCGGCAAGTGCCGGATGGTTGGTTTTTGATACAACATTAGGTAAATTGTGCGTCTACACAGGATCTGTTTGGGAGACGGTAACGTCAGCATAAAATGGCAAACAAACAGATACCCAATCTACCCGCTGCCGTAGCACTAAATGGTTCTGAGCTTCTTGAAGCAGTTCAGGCTGGTGTATCTGTTCGCGTTACAGCCGATCAAATTGCAGGGCTTCAGGCAGGCCCGACCGGCCCAACAGGGCCGCAAGGTGGGACTGGCCCTACTGGCCCGACAGGCCCAACTGGCGCTCAGGGTTATAGCATCACAGGCCCAACTGGTGAAACTGGTGCGACAGGCCCACAAGGCCCGACCGGCCCAACGGGAGCAACCGGCCCTACTGGTGCAGATTCAACTGTTCAAGGCCCGACCGGCCCAACAGGTGCGACAGGCAACATTGGGCCGACTGGAGCAACAGGATCTGCTTCAACGGTTGCAGGGCCAACGGGGCCAACAGGCGCGACAGGAAATACTGGGCCAACAGGTGCTACGGGTGCTGCGTCTACAGTTGCAGGCCCAACTGGCCCAACCGGAACGGCGGGAATAACTGGCCCAACTGGTGCGACTGGCGCAACCGGCGCAGGCGGCGCTTTGGGCTATTACGGTTCATATTTTGATACGACCGATCAGGCTTTTGCATCTGTTGGCACGGCTCAGATCGTCAACATCAATACGCTTGATGGACACAATGGATTCTCGTTAACTGCTCCTGGGCGCATGGTAATTGCCAATCCTGGCACTTACACAATGATCTTCTCGATCCAGCTTAAAAATACAGATAATGCCGCGCATTATGCCGATATTTGGCTGCGATACATGGGAAGCGATTATCCGGACAGCACGACACGGTTTTATATTCCTGCTCGTAAATCTTCTTCTCCTGGTGAAGAAGGATACACCGTTGCAACAGTCAACTTTGTTGGAACGTCTCTCAATCCAAACGATTATGTTGAGCTTTGGTGGTCAGCAAGCAGCACCCAAGTTTCAATTGAAGCTATTCCGGCTGGAACATCGCCTGTAACCCCTTTCACACCAAGTGTGATAGCCACATTCACACAGGTCATGTATACGCAAGTTGGCCCGACAGGCCCAACAGGGACTACTGGAACCGCTGGCCCGACAGGCCCGACCGGAACCGCAGGCCCTACTGGCCCGACAGGCCCTGGAACTGCTGCAATTGGCTATACGATCAATGGCCAAGGTAACGTCATCACGACAGGAACAATTGGCGTTGGCCTGCAAGTGAAGTTTGCTTGCACGATCACGTCTGTCACTCTTCTCGCAGATGTGACAGGCAGCATTGTCGTTGATATTTGGAAAGACAGTTATGCAAACTATCCACCGACCGTGGCTGATAGTATTTGCGCATCTGCAAAACCCACTATCACGGCAGCAAACAAATCTACTGACAGCACATTGACTGGTTGGACAACGACCATATCTGCTGGTGATGTGCTATACTTTAACGTCGATAGTTGTAGCACAATCACAAACTGTGTTCTTGTGTTGGGAGTTACAAAAACATGAGTGATGCTTTGCGCTATGCTGTTCTTGATGAGAATGGTGTTAAACTAAATGGCATTATGGTCGATAATCCATATCCGCAAGACTATTGGCCTGGTTATGGTCGATATATCACTTGCGAGTTTGATGAACCTAATCCGATACCTCCTGATAATCTTGATATTCGCACGGGTGATCGGCCATTTTCTTATTTGCTTGTCCGACCTAATGCTCAAATGAACATTGGTGACACCATGGATCTTGCAACAGGAAACGTCACTCCAGCACCACAACCAGAACCTCCACCGGAGGCATAATGAGCTACGACGTCCAGATCTTTACGTCGGGTTCGGGCGACTGGACCAAACCGTCATGGGCAAAACTCGTGACGGTTGTTTGCGTTGGCGGTGGCGGCGGCGGCGGAGGCGGTGATCTTGGAACCACTGTAACTGGTGTTTCCGGCGGTGCTGGAGGCGGGGGCGCGGCTCTTACCCGCGCGACATATCTTGCGTCATCGCTTGGTTCAACCGAGCCATACTCTGTAGGCTCCGCGGGAACTGCCGGAACAGCAGGAACAGGTTCAGGCGGCGGTGCTGGCGGACAAGGCGGAACGTCTACCTTCGGCGGGAACGTGTTGACCACAGTGCAATACGGATACGGCGGCGGTGGCGGGTCAGGCGGCAAGGCTACGTTTAACTCTGCTGGCGGCGGCGGGGCGGGTCTTGCTGGTTCCGGCGGAAATGCAACTGTTGTCGCGGGGAACAATGATACGGCTGGAACGACAGGCGCAAATGGTGGGCAAGCAGGGGTATCCACAACCCAAACAAATACAAATTTGGGCGGGGGTGGAGGAAGCG